GCCGGGTTGCCGTAGAACAGGGTCTGGGCCTGCGCCTGGTTCATCGCCTCCAGGAAGGCGCTGTCCTCGGACAGGCGGAAGGCGGCGGTGTTGCCATTCAGCTCGGCCAGATCCTTGTCAACGCCCGAGTAGGCTTCGAGCATGCCGACGGACTCATCGACCTGTGCAGTCGTCGCCTTCGAGCGCGGCACGCCCTGGTTGAGCGAGCGCCAGTAGACGGTCGGCAGGCCGGTGCGGATGGTGACGCGGTGGCCGGTGGGCAGGTTGCCCTCGATGAACACGGCGTCGTCGAGGATCTCATTGGTCTGCGACAGGATCTCGGCGATCTTGGACTCGACCTTACCTTCGGGGTCGAGGCGCTTGGCCCAGTCGGCCAGGGTCAGTTGACCCGAGGAAAGCAATGCCATGGTGGTGGTTCCTTACTTGAGGTTGCTGTTGGGGTACAGGGATCGAGCGTCCGCGCCCGTGGGGCTTTGGGCTGCGCCCTGCGCCGCCCCCCGACCGCCGACAAACTGGTCCTCGCTGATGGCCTTCCCCGCGCGGACGAACGCTCGGATCAGCTCGGGGTGGTTGCCCAGGCCGGACTCGACAAGCAGGCTGCGCAGCTCGGGCGTGCCAAACTTGTCGAGTGCCTTCTGGGCCAGGGCGATGTTCTCGGCCAGCTTGGCGCCGCCGTACTCCTTGTCCGACTTCGCGCTCTCCGCCCATTCGCTGCGGATGGCCGCCATCTGCTCGGCTTGACGCGCCTGCATGGCGGGCGCCATCTTGTCGAGCATCGACTGCGCCGCCTCCTGGGTCAGGTTCAGACCGCGCGCGGCATCAGCGAATGCGCCGAGCACCTTGTCGTCGAACTGCTGACCATCAGTGGGCTTGAACTCGTACTTCTCGGGCGCACCCTGGGGCTTGCCGTCGGAGTCGCCGGTCTTTCCGCCATCGGCGGGCTGACCATCGTTCGTGGGCGTCGGGGTCGCCGTCGCTGCATCCTGGCCTTGCGCCGTGGTACCGGCCGGAGTCTGTGCCGGCGCGCCGGCGACTTGCTGCGTGTCGGTCGTCTGGGTGCCTTGGCCGTCGGTCATCAACGTTTCTGTGGTCATTCCTTGCTTTCCTTGAGCATCTCGATGCAGAGTTCCGGGCAGTGGGACTCGATATGCTTCAACAGCCTCAATCCCTCATAACGCCGCCCCTCGGCAAATGCCATTTCAAGTGGGTTGGCGCTGAAGGAACTGCGCCAGACCCCCGCGCGCTCAAGTGATCGGCGGACAAAACGCCGGCCCCGCTTGTCGCTCATGAGCCACCTGAGGTCGCCCTGCTCGATGTGCAGCTCCAGGCGCGCGCGCTCCTCGGTGAGGTGTTGCGCGTCTTCCTGACCGCGAAGGTCCAAGGGATCGAGTCTGTTCATGCGCAGAATCTATGCGGGGCCGTCCGAGGTACGTGCACTCAGTTGATGACCATGAAGGCCACCTTGGTGACGCCAGTCGCGGCAGCGTTGCCGGTGATAGTGAACGAGCCGGCGCCAGGAACTACGCTGTTGATGTTGGTCAATGTCCCATCGGCCGTCTGAAGCTGACACAGCACATGGCTCGTAGCCGTCACCAGCGAGTTCGTCACGGTGACAGATGTTGCGGCAGCTGCAATCGCGACCAGGCCGCGCGGGTTGTTGTTGGTGACGTTGCCCGGCGTGCCAGAGCTGTCGGCATAGGTCGCCTGCAAGTTGTTGGTCTTCACGATGCCCGGCGTGGCAGTGCCAATGGACGGGGGTGCCGCCATGTAGTTGGTGAAGCCAGAACCAGAAACGGCTCCCGCTGCAGACAGCGTGGTGGCGGAAACCGGTTTGCCAGAGATATTGCCGTCCGCAGCATAGGCAGCCGACACCGGCAACAGGTATTCCTTGCCGTCAGCCCCCAGGAAGCCGACCAGCGCGCCGGTGACGGGGTCATGCAGGCCTGCGACCTGCTGAATCTTGTATCCGCTCATGGTCACTGCTCCTCAGTAGCAAGCGAAGATGTTGCCGGCCGGGATGGTCGTGCCGGTAGCCTTGATCCTGGCCGCGCGGATGTACTGCACGCCGAACCAAGCCGAAGAAATGGCGATGGTCACGGTCCGTCCGGCTGCGGTCACGAACGTGATGTTTCCTGCGCCGGTGAAAATCAGCGCGCGACAAGTGCCATCGGGCAAGTCGGCGGCGTCGCTCGGTGTTACGGGCGCGATGTCGTTGAGCGGCGTGAAGTCGTTCTTGTCGGTGATGAACGGGGTTGGTGCGGTCAGCATGGGGTGCTCCTAGTCAGGTGTAGCCGCTGAAGGCCTGGGTGATGTCGGTCAGCGCGTTCTGCTCGCCACCAGTCTTGGCGCTGGCCAGCTTGGCGGCCGTGTTGGCCTGCTGCTCCTGCATCGCCGCTTCGTGCTGTGCCTGCGCCGCCTGGGCGCGCTGCTGCCGTATGGCCTGCACCTGCTCATCGGGGACGATGATGGAAGGGTCGAGGCCCAGAGAGTCCGAGTAGACATCGGCCCAACGGTCGGTGTCGAACTTGTCGAGCACATCGGGCTTGAACTGCGCCACCGCCCCCAAGTTGCCGACGAAGCGGTCGATGCTGTTGGTGCCAACCGCACGCTGCGCCTGGGCCAGCATGCTGACCAACTCGACGTTGAGGTCGTGCCCCTGCATCTCGGGCGGCGGCGGCGGCAAAATGCCCGCCTCCATGATTCGATCGAAGGTCATCTCGATCAGCGGATCGAGCAGTTCGTTCTGCAGGCGCTCCAGGACGGGGCCGAGCATCAGCAGCTTTTCTTCATGGCGCTCGGCGACTTCGGTCGCGGTCATGCGCGCGTCCTGCTGGTTGGCCAGCATCAGGAACAAGTCGGCGTAGAAGCTGCCACGCACGCGCTCGCGCACATCCTGAATGTCGGACAGCAGATGCGACAGGTCGATGTTGACCTCGAATGCGGACCTCACGCCCTGCGTCGGCCCGCCCATGTCCACGTAGACCACACCACCCGGCAACAGCTCCAGGTCGCGGTTCTTCATCGAGGATGGCACCTGCAGCGGCGGGTTCGTCTTGTAGTCGATGGCTTGGGCCTTGCGCAGCTGCTCGTGCTGGAGCTGCTTGATGTCGCCCAACGCCTCCATGCCGGGGCTGTGACCATAGATGTCGCCGCCGGCCGTCTGCCAGCGCGGCACCAGCGCCGGGAAGCGCCTGAAGCCAGACTCGCGCAGGTACTTGTCCGGGTTGCCGCCCAGCTCGAAGTGGACCGACTTCCACGCCATGTTGCGGGCATCCACCTTGGCCGGGTCGCGGTCGGTGCGCGGCTCGATCGCATGCACGATGGTGACCCAGGCATCCAGGCTTCCACGGTCGTACAGGCTCTTGACCATCGGGCTGACGTTTTCGATGCCGAACTCCGCCACCACCTCGGCGATCGTCTTCTGGAACTCGCGGTAGAGCGTGCAGACCTCGCCCTTCCAGTTGCTGGCGATAGCGTACTCGCCGCAGGTCAGCGGGTAGTGGTGGATGACGTTGGCGAAGTCCGGCAGCACGATGGATGCGGCCGTGCCGAACGTGCCCAGCTCCTCGTACATGCCGTGCAGCGCGCGGTAGGTGTTGGAGCGCTGGAAGATGCGGTGAATCAGGTCCGAGCAGTCGTTGAGCCAGACCTTGACCGCATGGCTTTTCATGAGTTCGGTGTCGGCCGTTGCCAGCCGGAACCAGGGCCGCGCCGGGCTGGTCATGCCCGACATCATGCCGGCCGCAAGCACGCGCAGCGCACGGGTGCCGGTGTTGTCGTAGATGTTGTTGTGCCGGCGGTTGCCTCGGTTGCGGTCCTGCACGAAGAAGCGGCCCGAGCGCGGCAGCAGGTAGTCCGACAGCTCCTTCCAGTGCGCCCACCAGGTCGCGCGCTCAGTCTTCAGCTGGCCCCATCGGGTCAGCAGCCGGTCACGGGGAATGGTGATCTCACCCATGTCAACCACCCAACAGCGTGTTCTTGCCCAGGGTCAGCGCGCCTGACGCCACGCCGGCTGGCCCGGTCAGTAGCGTGCTGCCAGCACCACCCGTCGATTGCTGCGCCGCCTGCAGAATCGCGGCGGTATCGGGCTTCTTCTGGTTGACGCGGTTGTTGGCCTCGTCGGCGGCCCGCTCCTGCTTCTGCGCATTGGCGAGTGCCTGGTTCTGCGCGTCGCGCTGCGCACTGGCTTGGCGATTGCCGTTGTAGATGGAGTAGGCAGATGCAGCCGTAACGGCGACAGCTGCGGCAATCATTGCGGACATGCTGAAATGCCTTTCAGTTGATTGGGTTCGGCGTACTCGACTCCAGTCCGGCGCGTCGCCAGGCGCTGGCTCTCGCTCGTGAACTCGTCCTCGATCGCCTCGATGTCGGCCAGGGCGGTCGGCCAGACCGTCGTCCACCAGGTATCGGAATGGGTCAAGCCGATACGCTTGGCACCGGCCTGTGCTGGCAGTACGTGGTAGCCGGTCAGTCGCTGCGGGCCGTCGTCGGTCGTGACCGTGATGTCGCCGCAGACCACGCAGACGTTGTCGCAGTTGGTCAGCGCGCCCGTCAGCACGGTGCCGGCCGGGATGAAGATCGTTCGCGCGCACATGCCGCCATGAACGACATGCGTCGTCTCGATGGACACCTGCGGCAGCCCCAGCAGCACCGCATCTTCAAGCTCGCACACGCGCGCCGGGTCCGGCATGCCGCCGGGTATCAGGTGCTGCAGATCAGGGACATCGGACATGCCGGCACTGTAGGCAGCCGGCCGCTCGGTACGTGCACCAGGTCAGGCGCCGTAGGGGTCGTAGTCCGCCCGCGACCTGGTGCGCGCCGCCTGGAAGGCCTGGCGCTTGGCCACGGGCGCTGCAAAGGTCAGGGCCAGGGCATCGGCCATGTCAGGCGAGCCGCCACCCTGCAGACGCTTTTTGATGTCCTCCTTCGGCTCAAGCACGCGCCGCCCGG